CCAGCATGGTACTCTTATACAGTTGATGAAAGTGGATTTCCAAAGAATTTTCGCTTAGAACACTTTGTATTGCTAGATAAGGGTACTTCAACAGCTACGGATTGGGCTGGTGAAGAGTTAGGAAAAATAATCCCTGATTTATTAAAAAACAAACCCAAATTAAAGAAATGTGTTGTTGGAAATATACATTCACATCATACAATGGGTGCATTTTTTAGTGGAACTGATAAGGAGCATCTGGAAGAAAATGCTAATAAAGATTTTTATCCAAGCTTAGTTGTAGCTAGTGCAGGAAAAGCATTGAATGCATTTGCTTTTAGTTATAAAGACCAATATGATATGATTCATATACTAGAAATAGAAGAAAATAAAATACAGTCTCAAGCAATTAAAGCTGACAAAGAATGGCTAAAAGAAATTGAGTATGTAGAAGAGCTAGCAAAAGAATCAGTTGTATTAAAAGGCTTTGGAACCGTTCAAAGAAAAGGTTATTATAACTATTTTGATAGAGATAATCATCAATCATATTTATTCAATCCAGGAGAAAATTCTGTAGATAATTATTACGGACAAGTAAATGGATGGGGAGAAGAAACTAGAAGCGTAGAAAGTATGACGGAAGCTGAGAAAGTTGAAGAATGGGATGAAATAAGGAATGAAGTAAATATGGGATTGATGACGACAACAGAAGCTCAAAAGCGCTTAAAAGAGTTAAATTTAACTTGGGAAGGAACTCCAAATGGAAGTAGTAAGTAAAGCAAGTAGTTCTAGATTTCTTAGGAATAAAGATTTAATAGACCAAAGAAATTTAAAAGGTAAAGTAACTTTAATAGGGGCAGGCGGAATTGGTTCTGCCCTTATTCAATTGTTGGCAATAATGGGATGGAAGAATATCCTAGTCTGGGACGATGATGTCTTAGCAGAACATAACTTGTCAACTACAACCTATAGACCTAAATATCTAGGAAAAGATAAATCATTAGTAGCATGTAAAACATTTGATGATTTTTCAGATTCAAGCCAAATGATAAAACACAAACCATTTAGATGGGGACCTCAAGATAACATATCAAGAAGAGTATTCTTAGGACCAGATAATATGGATACAAGGAAATATGTTTATGAAAAATGGCGTTCTCAAGAAGATAGAGAATTTCTTATTGATATGAGAATGGGTGCTTTAGGTATGGAAATAATAACAGCTACAAAAGAAAATGATAATTATATGAGTACTTGGAAAGATGGAGAATCAATACAAGATGAGCCTTGCACTATGAAACATACAATATTTACAGCAAATATAGTAGCTGGATTTGGAATAAATCAAGCATTTTGTGTATTGCAAGGAATACCATATTATTCGTATATTAACATCAGTTTAACTCCCTTAATTGTACAAAAAGAGGGGTTTACTGTCTCTAGAACAATATAAAAATAGGAGAAGTATGGACATTCAAGTTAGAAAAGTGAAGAATAATTGGAAGGACATGCCTAGCGGGGTTACCTGGTATTTTATTGGTCAACCAAAGACTGGTAAAACAACAGCAGCTTCGTCATGGAGTGGAAAAGGTAGCGATGGAGTCCTTTTAATTGATACTGATTTAGGAAGTGATTTTGTAGAAAATGCAAATACAATTACAGTATCGTCATTAAATGAACCTGTTAGAAAAAAAACTAGTGAAGATGGTAGAACAATAGTAAACAAAAAAGGTCAACAACAAGTAGAAATTATACCTCCAGAAGAACGAGGTTATTATTACCGTTCAGGAGATAAAAAAGGTAAACCTATGCCTGTATATTCTATGAGTGAGATATTGAGATGGATAAAGGATAATTGGAGTAAACTTCCTTATGATACCATAGCAATAGACACAATAGACCAAGTAAACAGATGGATTGAAGAAAAAGTAACTAAAGAACTTAATATAAAAGCGATGGGTGAAGGACAATGGGGAGCTGATTGGGGAATGGCAAGAAGAAATAATGTCGATATCATAGTCAGATTCCAGAAATTAATGAAGCAATTAGGAGGGAATTTAGTTTTAATTAGTCATAGTAAAACAACAACTATAACTGATGGAAAAGCTCAATTGTCACCTGAATTACCAAGAGGATTAGCATATAGTATAACAGCTAAAGCAGATGTTATAGGATATACTACAGTAGATAAAGAATCAGGAGATTATAATATATCATTCCAATCTTATGATGAAAGAACTGTAGGAAGTAGATTGAGGCCTTTGGCTCAAAAAAACTTGCTTTTCAATTACAAAGCAATATTAAATGAAATCTTAACTTATAAGGAGAAGTAAAATATGTCAGGTATAGTTAGACCGTCGCAAAAATCATCAGGTGGTACAGGTAGTTATCTAGGCTTTAAAGAGCTAGGAGTAGTAAGGTTTGAGGATAAATCAAGCAATTTTGATTGGGCTGATGTTTATATTTCAGTTGAAATGAAAGTAGAAGGAAGTCAATATCCAAGAAAACTATTTGTATCTGGTTCGCATGAAAAAGATGATAGCGGAAATATAATTGATAGCTCTTTGTTGAAAAGAATATACTATTTATTTGATGCAATAGGATTTGAAGGAGGAATAAATCTTAAAGGTCAATTTGTAGATGACAAAGAAGTTGTAATCCCTAATATAGCAGATTATTTAAATGATAATTTTGCTCCTAACCCTATAGAGGACCCTAAAATGTTACTCATAGGCTATCTGTATAAAGAAGCTCCAAGAAAAGGAGGAGATGGTAAATTGTATACTCGTATTCATAACTATCTTCAGCCAAACACAGCAAAAGGATTGGAACAATTGAAAGATAGGATTCAATTCTTAAAATCAAAGAACTTTATTAAAGAAGCTAGCGAAGATACTATGAATGGAGTATTAAGTGCTAATGTGGAGATTGAAGGTATAGTCACAGAGCAACTTTAAATGAAAAGGCTAATTGAAATAGCGTATGGGCATCCCTCTTCAAGGGGGACGCTCATACCAATGACTCAATTGCAAGCTTATTTAAAACAAGCAATGTCTGAAAATAAAGCATTATATAGAAGCGTATATCTATATGATGAAAATGTAAAAGAGCACATAGAAAAAGTCGGTAGTATTAGAAAGTATATGGGACAGCGTTATATAGATAATGTTATAGTAGATATTGATAAGGGAAGTAATTCAAAAAATCAAACATTAAAAAATGCAAGAAATATATTCTATAAAATAGTAAAAGCAGGAGCTCCATACGATGCTATTCTACCTTTATTCAGTGGCTCTGGATATCATTTATTATTATCAGGAAGTTTGTTTGACTTTAGAGATTCCCAAGACTTACCTTATATTGTAAAATCTACAATGAACTCTTTACTAGGTAAGGATATAGACCCATCAGTGTATACAAGGACAGCTATATATAGAGTGTCACATACAATAAATAATAAAACTGGTCTATATAAAATTCCATTAAGTCATGAGGAATTTCTACAAAAAGAAGCTGAAACCATATTGAAGATAGCAGAATCTCCTAGATTAGACTTTAGGGTGAATAAATTAAAATCAAAAGGGCAGTTATTGACTTTTGTTACAAAAGATGAAGAAATCCCAAATATAAAATCATTTAAATCTATAAAAGAACCAAAGAATATCGTTCCATGTGTCCAATCTCTTTATAATAAAGGGCCTCAAGAAGGCAATAGAAATATGACAGCTATGCGTATAGCAAGCCATTTTAAAAGAAATGGAATACCGTCAGAAGCAACTAAAGCCGCTCTTGTACATTGGAATAGAGATTCATTAGAACAGGACTTTTTATTAGAAAGGGTTGAATCTGTATATAATAATGGATATCAATATGGATGTAATGATTCTATATTAAAGGATAACTGTCTAACCAGGTGTATACACTTTAAAAGAAGGGATTATCTTGTGGATGTAAAAAATGCAGGTCAATTGCAAGATGAATTGCATAGAAGGATGACAACTGATTTTACAGGAAGAACTATAGAGTTAAGTAAGTTAGTAGGACTACCCGATAAAGAAATAACAATCTATCCAGGTGAATTAGTCACAATATTTGGGCCAACTGGTTGTAATAAAACCACTTTTGCTCAAAATCTTATATTAGGATATGATATGTTAAATGATAAAATGACGGGTAAGAAAATAAACACTCTATTTTTATCTCTTGAATTATCAGATTGGTATATGCATAGAAGGAATTTGCAAATAGTTTCAGGAAAAAGCAAAAAAGAAGTAGATAACAACTATGAAAAGGTCTACAATGATAATAAAGAATTGTTAGAGCATGTAATGGTTCAAACTGTTTCACCTACAATAGAACAAATAAAAGAAAAAATACGTGAATTGCAGCCACTTTGTGTTGTAATAGATTATATAGACCTATTAGGAACTCCTGTTAGCTATAAAGGCGAATATGAACAAGTTAGATATATATCTCATTCATTAAGTAACATGGCAGTTAATTTAGATATAATAATCATACAAATATCTCAAGTTTCAAGAGATTACTCACGTAATGAAGTCTTAGACCTATATGCAGGTAAAGGTTCTGGTGCTATAGAAAATGCTTCAAGAAAAGTGATAGGCATTAATGGTAGAGCAAATTCAAATCAAAAAGTAGTAGAAATGTATAAAAATAGTGATGGAGATTTGTTTAATGATGTAAAACTAGAATGGCTTCCGTCATTCAGATTAAGGAGAGTTAATGAGAGTAACGATTGATTTATCAGATGAAGAATATATGTTATTAAAAACAAGAGCTGCAAAAGAAATGCGTTCTATAAGAAGTCAAATAGCATATGATGTTAGAGAAGCTACATCAACATCTATTAAAGATAGAAGTCAATTTGGGAAATTATCTGTAGAAGCAGAAAAATATGCAAGAAAAGCTCTTGTAAATAAGATGAAAGAGAATGTTCATCTTGAAGGCCCTAAATTAGTGGAGAAATTATGAGTACAACAAAAGACTTAGTGGGCGAATACATTGATATAGAAATAAGAAAGGAGTACGCTGAAACTCTAGAAGAAAGAGATGAATGCGATACAGCTCTCCAAACAGTACAAGGTCAGTTAAGAAGAAAGATAAAAGGAATAGACCATATAGTAATGGAGATGGATAGAAAACTAGCATTAGTAGTAGCAGAAGAAGATATTATATCCAGAGAAATTACAAGATTGAAAAGAAGAAAGAATGCTATAAAAAGAAGTAAAGGATATTTTAATGAAGTTTTGCTACCAATAGTAGTAAAAGAAGTTGGAGTAGAAGGAGTATTCGAAACAGATACAGCTAAATATAAACTATATGAAACATATGGTAAAGTAGATGTAAATGAAATAGAATGCCCAAAAGAATATCTTAAAATAAAAATGGTTGAAGATATAGATAGAAAGAAAGCAAGAGCTGATGCCATAGCAGCTCATAAAGAAGGAAAAGAGATACCAGGTATAAAGATAGCTAGAGTGGAAAGGGTTAGAAGAAGTTGATAGAAACATACAATAAAGATGGATTAAAATACATATCTTTCTTCAATTCAATAACAATAGGACTTGTAAGTCAAATAGATGAATTAGGTAAGTCTATTCTTATCAATATTACATTATGGCAATTTGGCTTCAGTCTTTCATTTCATAAATACAATAAAGATGGAGGTAGTATGTATGGCCAATCGTAAGTTGTCCCAAAAAAAGAAAATACTTAATCATATGCAAAAAACAGGATTTATTAATCCGCTTCAAGCATTAACCAGGTATGGTTGTTTTAGATTGTCAGCAATTATATATGACCTAAGAAATGGTGGTCACAATATAGTAACAAAAGCAATGAAAAACAAAAATGGGAATACATATGCAAGGTATGAATACCTAGCAGGTTAAACTTGCATTGAATACGAAAAAGTTCGTAAAATATAGGTGGAGAGGCGAGAAAATCGCCTCTTTAACCTTATGAGAAATAAAAGAATATTATATTGGGAAAAGAAGTTTCAAAAAAGATTGAAGAAATTTCATAAAAACTTTTGGAAAAGAGCTTTCTTAAAAATAATGAAGAAAAGCTCTAACCTTAGAACATCATTAAAGAGGAGAAGTCGTGAATATGATACACTATTTAAAATTAGCCTTGAGGAAATCCGTGAAATTATATTTAAATATTACGGTAAAGGCTGTACTTATTGTAGCTGTAATCTTACCGTGGCTAATATTGTTTGCGACCATATACAGCCTATATCTAATGGCGGAGATAGTACTCCTAGCAATCTTCAGATAATATGTAGAAGATGTAATGTTAGAAAGGGTAATTTGTCCCACAAAGACTTTAAAAGAGTTTTAAAATGGATAAATAAACAACCAAAAGACGTTTCAAAATACATTCTAAGAAAACTATCGAAAGGAGATAACTTCAGATAATGAGTGATTTAAATAAGTTTAAAAAAATAGTTGAAATGCTAATAGGTTCTACTGGATTAAAGGTGAATAAAAAAGCCAAAAAGAAGAGAGGGAGGCCTAGAAAGAAAAGATGAACTATTTCAAAAACGAAAACCGTCTTAATAAGTTTGAAGGAAAAAGAAAATATAAAGAAAGAAATCTTTATTTAAAAGAATATGCCAAATACTCTACCCATCAAAGAGTACTAGTTAGTGCAGAAAAAGCAGCAGGAAAAGGCACTGATGGACACCGTTGGTGGATAGAAAAATGGTTAAAAAACAATCCAGCAACAAATGCATTTAAGGTATAAAGGAAAAGGACATCTAAAGTGCAGCACTTGTCGCAAAGAATCAAATCACATATATGTATGCAAACCTCATCCAGCAATCATTAACCTGTTAGAAGAATCAGAACAAAAAGAAAGAGATATATGTGAACTTTGCGCTAGAAGAGAAATAGGGCCAAAAAATAAAGCTTGGCCTGGTATAAGAAGAAGTAAATAAGAATGAGCAGGTACGCTCCATTATCATCCTTTGATAAAAGCACATAAAAGTATAGCAACTTAGTCGCCCAGCTACCTGCTCATATCAACTATAATCAACGAAAAATTAAAAAAGTTTTATACAGGATGGCAAAATTAGTCCCTTATGCCTCTTTTTACGGGTTTTGCAAATGCCGCTTTATGAACAGCTTTGTATAATTCATCTTGAAGATTATGTTCGCCTTTTTTCATTTTAAAGACAATAGTTCTTAGTCTGTCTACATTATCTCTATTCATAGTAGCTCTAGCTGTTCTTATAACGCCACTAACATCGGTACCCTCTCTGGCTGCCCTACCTTCAAGATATTTTCTCGCTTTAGAGGTTAATTCTGCGCTTAAAGGGATTATAGGTCTTCCGCCTACATCCTTTCTATAAGTAACACCCTTTTTAAGAGCATTCAATACTAATCTTGCAGTGCTTAATTTCATAACTTACTCCATAATTTACTAACAATAAACATAAAAATTATAATAGCTGTAACAGAAAGCACATCAACAGCATGGTTTCCACTATCGCTTCTAACTGTACCTATAGGTGTCTGTATTTCAAATTCTCTATCCATTATTCTTCTTCCCTTTGTTCTTTTACAAACTTATGCATTTTAATATATGGAAGTCCAGTCATTCTTTCAACTGTTTGTATAGGATTTTCAGCAGCTATTTTAACATCTCTAGCTAGTCTTCCAAAAGGTATCATTGTCATGGCATAGTAATCTGACATTCTACTCCAATCATCGTCTAGCATAGCTTTAAATGTAGGACCAACAAGTCTCATTGCTGGTGGAGTTATCATTTGCAATGGAGCTATAGCTGTAGGATAGGAACCAAAAAACGCTCTATCACGCTCTTTTTCACTACCAAATACCCAATCACCTAAATCTTGCATCCAATTTAAAGGAGCAGGAAGAGTATTTTCAAATAAACTATAAGTAAATACATTGGCTAATGCAAAAAGCATCATATCAGTAGACATTACACGTTTAAATCTTTCAAATTCCCTGGTTCCTTTTTGATATCCTCTCTCTTTAGCTTCTTTATAAACCATATTCCTAAAAGCTACAGAGTTCCAAGCCCATAATTGAAATCTAGATACTATTTTTCCGACATTAGTAGCTGCAAATGCAGGTCTATTAGCCGCATTATATAGGAATTGAGTATCTTTAACTCCTCGTTTAGCCCACCATATTAAAAATGGATGTTCAGGAGAGTCAACAGCTCCTTTAAAAATATCTCTAGCTTGTATATAATGAGCTAAGAATGCATCTCTTCTTAATCTTCTCTCCGAAATTCTCATAAAATAAGCCGCTTTATTAAATAAAGAATCTGACAATCCAGAGCGCTTCCAAACATCTTTTAGAGTTTTATCATCAACAGAAGGGTCTTTTTTAATCTTTCTAACTAAAAGTTCTAACCCATCTCTGACTTTCTTATCTTTTGCATGGTCAGATAAGCCAATTTCTTTTCTTAAAAACTCTTCAATAACACCTAAGCTTTCAACCCATTTATAAGTATCTTCTTTAGATTTCCAATTTGTATTGATATTATCACTTAACCATTTAATATCTCTTGTTTTATTCCAATGTCTCAACCCAACAGATTGTATTGTCATTGTAGTACCACCAAATATATTCGCAATAGCTGTCTTTGGATGCGCAAGTAAAGTAGCCAATTCAAACTTAGCCTCCATATTAGACCAGGCTTTTAGTTTGTCATAAGTCATTATATCTTGCAATTCTTCTGGTACATCTTTATTGCCAAGACCCATTTTCTTAGCTATTTTGTTTATCCTGTTTTTTACTGTAGAATCTGCAAACCAAAGATATGGAGTTCCTTTTAAAGCCATTTTAGGATTATTTATCATATATTCAGGTATTATATCAGGATATCCCATAGCTCTATTTACATATAATTTATAATGATTAGTCCAAGCCTCTATGTTATCCCAAGCGCTTTTATCTGTTATCTTTCCTTTTTTATCTGTATACTTACTCTTTCCTGATACTTCAAAATTATCAACTATCATTCTAGATATAATTTGAGCTGCATTTTTATAATAAGCATCAACAACATTGTTTGTATATGTTTCCATAGCAACAGGACTCCTATCATAACCAGGAATGTGTAATTCTCTAGACATTTGATGTCCACTCTTAACTACAGATTTGTCATAATCAATAATATCAGCTGTTTTTTCTTTAATTCGCTGCTTAATATCATCATATATACCCCATTGCTTCCAAGTTTCCAAGCTAAATTCATCAGTAACATTTCTCATTTTAAGAGATAGAGCTGCAGCTTTTGATATCAAGCCTTCTCTAGTAGTATTTGAATAACTTTTATTAGCTAAGTCTTCCATAGCAGATTTTAATGCTTTTTCTATATGCTTACCTTCGTGATTGACATGAGGGAAGAAATCTTTTCTATATTTAGTGCCTATTTCATCCAATCTTCTTCTCAAGGAGCCCTTTAGCTTAGGATTATTGGTCATTTTTAATTGTAAATGAGTACCTATCCTGTTCATACCATCAACTCCAATATCAAGAACTTTATCTATTGCAATATTCTCCTTAATAGCATCCATCATATCTTTAGCAAATAAATCTAAATTTGCTTGTTCTACGCCATTTTCATCTCTATAAATATATTTAGCTAATGTTTTTGGATTACCTCTTAACCACTTTTTGTAAACACCATCAGAATGTTTACTATAGATTTTATTTATTTTATCCATTATTTCTTGGCCAGTCATGTCTTTTGACTTATTTCCAAACCTAACATTGTAAACCTTCTTGTCTACAGAGGCAATTCTTTCTAGTATTTTATTCTGAAGTTTTCCATTTTTAATACCATAAGTCCTAGCTTTCGCATTCATAGATAAATCAGAAGCTTTAAAGGCATCTAATTTAAGACCCAAAGGAAGCTCTCTTTGATAGGTAGCTAATTCAGCTAGCTCTTGAGCTTCTGGAATGGCATTTAAAAATTGCATTTCATTTCTAAAGTTATCCTCTTTCTTTCTTTTTTCGTGAGTAGAGAAGTCCCCAAGATTAGTAATGCTATAATTTAATTGACCCATTGCATGAGCGGGTTTATACACAATTCCTGTTTCAGCTTTTCTTTCTAATGGATTCCAAAACATTCCAATTCTTTCTACTAATTTAAAATCTTTTCTCAACCATGCTCTATCAGATGTCATTGGGAATGTATTGTAAAAATATTTACTCAACAAAGGGTCTCCTTTTGTCCATTTAACAAATTGCTTACCAAGCCAACCTAAATGGTCCCCTGAGCGTCTTGAGCCTAATAAATGGTTAAAAGCTCTCATGTCCTCTATTGTCATTGAATCAGGACTTTTATGGAATAAATGCTTCATATATCCTTCAAGCTTCAATCCTATACTAGGACCATAAAAATCTAAATGCTCTAATATTTCATTGTATAACTTTTGATTTTCAGATGTTAAAGAAACTCTTCCTTTACTCTTGTTTTCAGCAACTCTTCTAAATGCAGGTATCTTATCTAAGGTTCTTAAATTTTCCAATTGAGCTTCTCTGCCCTCTCCTAGGTCTGCTTTTATTTCGCTATTTTCAACCTTAACATTAACAGGCTCTCTCATTTGATTAGATATTTCAAATAAGTCTTTCTTTAAAGACTCTGATATAGGGTCAGAAGATTCATTAAAAAGCTTCTTATAATTATTCCAATAGTCAGTTATTATTTTATCAGAAACAGCTTTACTAGAGAATCCCAATCTATTCACTCCAGTACTATATATATTCTTACCTGTTGCTTCCATTGCAACGTCCTCAATGAAACTCCTATCTTTTTTATTTCTTAAATCATAAAAAGACTTCAACTCATTTGCATAAGGTATTCTAAATCCACTAAGCAATAAAGAGTCGAATGCATCTTGTTCTATCGGAGATAATGTATCCTTGTATTTAGTTATTAAAGCATCAGTCTCAGCCTGGTTTAATGATTGAGTTTTCTTTGGAAGTGGCTTTTCATCTAATATTTCATATTCAATTTTAGCCTTATCAAGTTTTTCTTTTTGAGCTTGATTGATAGTTATATTTTCACCTTTTTTAGGCTTTATAGTATACTCATAAGAACCTTCTGACTCTCTATTGAGCAAATAACTACCCTTACTAATTTCATCTAATTCTAATGCTATTTCTTGCAATTTTTCTTTTGGCAGTTGCCTCCAATATTCAATTCCAGTTTTGTATCCAGTCATTACTTGCAAGTCATTACTAAAGAAGTCCTCTGCCTGTTTTAAATTATCACCCTCTAACCTGCCTTGAAGGTATCTTGATATTTGTTTGTTAAATGGGACTGTAAATCCACCCCTATAAAAGGCCTTAGCAACTTCTTTATTCTTTTTACTTCTCACCTCTTCATTGTAATCAGCATATAAAGACTGAACTGAATCTAAATTTACTCTTTTTTGATATCCATCCTGCCAATCAACATCCTTTAATGTATCTGCTTGTTTAGTTATAATAGAAACCCTTGATTCAGCTGGAATATTATGTATAAAATCAGCTTTTTGCTTTCTTTCGTGATATCTCCATTGTCTATTATCTGCTACATTTTTCCCATAATAAGCAGAATTAATATTTGAATAATTTTGTATTGCCTTTCTCTTCATAAGCGAAGTTACTTTTTCAACAGGTATCTTACCTTTTTTTGATTTTGCTGATGTAACTTCAAATAGAGATTCAAACATCTTAGAGAAATAAATATCATTATTTACTATACCTATCTCATCAAGAGGGTCAGATGGGAATGCAATAGAAGCTCTTAATTTTTCCATAGCATCCTTTAATGCTTTTTTACCTGTTTTTAATCTAACTGTGAAAGATGTATTTAATTTATCTCCGACATCTACATCAAAGACCTTCTCTTCTAATCCTTCTAGCTCTTGAATTTTATCGGTATATAAAGCTATTAAATTTTGCTTTGCAACTACAGCAGGCCCCAATCTATTACGACCATCTGCAGCTATATCTGATATAGTTTTTCTGTGATTTATAGAATACATTAAAGATGGACTTCTTCTTAATCCTATATTCGAACCTGTAGTTACTGTAAAGTCTTTCCTGTATGCCTCTTTATTATCTGATGTCCCTTCATACCAATCATCTGGATTAAATCCTTTTACCTTTGTTGTTTTTTTAGTTGTTTGTTTTAATCTAGGAGCACCTTTAGGTCTATTACTCCATGCATTTCCATCAGGAGCTACAATGCGAAAGACTCCTTCATTAGCATCCCATCCAAATTTATATCCAGCTTTTTTAAGTGTTTTTACTATCTTCTCTAGTTCAATTGAAATTTTATGATTTTTAAGTGTTTTAGGATTGAATCCTTCTATATATTTCATTAAATCAAAAACAAGCTGACGCTCTGCATTTTTAGTCCCTTTAGATTTATAAGTATCTAAATGTTGTATAACTTTCATCCTTCGTCCAAAAGCCTTCATAGTATCCCATCCTGGGTCTACATACTTAGAATAGTCACCAATAACTTGCGGAGCTTTTGATGGCTGAACCCCTTTAGATAGCTCATTAAACTCTTCAGGAGTCAATACATCTTTCTTACCTTTTTGACCATATTGGGATTTCTTATAATATCTTAAAAACTCATCTTTATTTTGCTTGTATACATCTTTATATTTACTTTTAACATCCATAAAGAGCCACATTTTATCTCCATCAGCATCAGCTCCACCAAGCTTTCTCATCACCTCTCCATGTATCAATCCTCCAAAACCTTTTCGACCTGTGAATCCGCCAAAGTTCAATGCAGCAGTTCCACTAATAGAATCAATAGGAACTCTTGTTGTTAGAGCTTCAAAGAATTTAGATATTTCAGCCTTTATACCAGCAGGTGTATTTGGGTTTTGATGGATATCCCATAATTCACCATAATTTTTCGCTTTTTTTATAGCATCTATTTGAGACTTTAAAAATCCTTGAGATTTTAAATTTGCCATTATATTATCATAATTAGCCAACTTCTTCTTATGACCATCATCTAGGAAGTAAATATCTTTTTCAGTGTTTAATCTTTTCGTAATAGGGTCGTCTTGAAACCCATAATCAAAAACTCTCATTCTAGAAGCTACTGAATTTGCTGCTTTGGGTCTTGTTATTTGATGCACTATATAGTTTTTTAATATAGCTTCTCTATACGGGTTATTCATTTTATTTAAAAATACAGATATATGGTCACCTGCTAATGCGAAATTTCTATCGCTTACAGATGTATATTCATTCATCTCCTTCATCACATCGCCATATTCTTTTTCGCTTGTCTCGCCCTCTTCAATAGCCATTTCCTTGGATTCTTTATTAATTCTCATCATCTTTCTATATGCTTCTACTTGAAAATCACCAAAGCCTGGTTCTGTTAATGCCTCTGCTAATTGAGAAGTCCCTATCTTGTCCATATTATCAATTAAAGGCCTCATTAGCTTAGGGTCTTTACCAGCAAGATATTCTGATAGCATATTATTATAGCCATCTTCGCCCTTAAAAGACTTTAAATTATAATCAGTAAAAAAGTCATTTATTAATTCAGGAGTTACGCCTGGTGAAATTGTAGATAATGTTGAACCTATTTGTTTGGGTATTCTCTGGTCTTTATTTGCAGATTTAGAAGAAACAACTTCAGATAATATAACCTTTAAATCTTTAGAGTTAACTTGAAACATATAATCTCTCATAAGTTG